TAAATTTAAGAATAATCCTTTTGGATTTTATTGTTTTCACTAAAGAGTGAGTACTCCCACGAATTACTGTGGACCACTCGTGTGAAAATCTAGCCCGTTCCCCTTCTTTTTGTTTGTTAATCTTTTCAGGTACAGGATGTCAGGAACTAGCGGACCAAGGACCCCTGGATCAAGCGGTGTGAAGACTGTCCCCCTAACGGCAAGGGAGAAGGAGATCGCCATGATTGAGGAAATCGATGAGATTGGCGTAACGTTCATTGAACTAGGTGTTAGTGCTGCTTTCTTTGATTCCAGAGTCTACACCAAGAACTTACTACTTCCAGCTCAATATCTCCGGCTACTCAGGCAGTTCAAGGGTAAAGACGCTGGTGAGGTTGAATTGATCTTCTCTGCTGCTATCGCCAAGAAACAGGTTCGTGCTTCGCGAGGGATAGGATGGAACAAGTGGATTCAATTTCTGAACTGGGCTAAGTCACCTGCCGGTCACAAAGCAATACAGGAAGTTATGAATATTGAGAAGTTAGAGAGACGTGGCGGTGGTGATTTTACTGTTGATGAAGTTGCTGCCCTGAATCTCTTCGACGTCCAGAGGAATGATTGGATTGGTCATCAGAAAGAGGCGCGTGCTATAGCTGAGCATGAGATTGCCGAGTTGCAAAGGAAGATTAATCTGAGAAGAGATAAGCTAGACGAGGATTTACGTGAAATTGCTGATCAACACCGTCCTGTTAGTGGGTATGTCCCTCTAACTGATGCTGAGCTGAATCTAAGGTGTTGGAATTTCTTCAGACAAGCACATGAGGGTGTGAGAGGCGTCGGGGTGCATCCAACGATGAGTCAGATGAAGGAAGCATTTGACACTTACTCAGTTCATGTCGCTAAACGGGCTCGTGTCGAATACATGCGTCATGGTGACCACGTCCCCTTACTGCAAGAGTACATTAATCAGAAAATCGCTCATTTTGATGCTGTAGGTGATAAAAGGCAGGTTCGGCACCTTAGTCTTCAATTGGCAGGAATGGGTTATGAAGTGGATGGTAAAATGGGACGTGCAGACGAGGGTGAAGCTGATGAGGGACATCCCGGTGGGGACGTTGAACCCGAGGGGGAACCAGACCCTTTGCTCGCGACTTTCGGAACAAATCCCGATGAACAGGTTGCTGGAGAAGAGGGTGATCTCATACCGCCCGGCACCTCAACTCAGCAAGATGTTGGAGTGCAAGGCCGAGTCACTGGCCCTGTTACGCGCCAACGGGCGCGTTGAAATTATAATAATGCCTGGAGGGTGTGACCTAAGGGCGATCCCGTGCGCGCGTTCTAGATGGGAGAAGGGGATTCGGAAGATCATCGGTGGGGGCGAAATGTTGAACTGGAAAGTAGCTGGTAACATGTACAGGGGTGGCGGTTGCTATTCCGACGCTATTAAGTTACTTTCCAGCGCTTCAACCATCCCCCCTGGTCGGCTTTTGCATCAATGCTTCTCACTCCCTGGAGCACGCGCGGCCCTTGGGTTACCTAGTAACTTGTCAGTTCCCGTCGGGAAGGGAAGCTGTCGTGTTAAGAATTACAACGATGAGGCCACTACTGGGCCTTTCCTTTATAGTTTTGGTATTAAGAAGAAGTACGGTTTGGATAATGAGTTACAGGAAATAATGGAGAACGCTTATCACCATTTTGCAGAATGTAAGACGTCAAGCAGTGCCCTACCATTCTTTACCGCTCGTGTTGGGTTCAGGTCCAAGCTCCTTCCTATGGGTGAGGCTCTGCGTAAATTTGCTGACAATCAACCAATGGGTAGGTGTGTCATGATGATGGATGCACTTGAACAGTTTGCCTCATCTCCGCTGTATAATGTTCTATCTAAATATACGTCAGATAGGTCCAAGGGCGCAACCTCGTTCAGGAACTCAGTTGTCCGGGCCTCTTCAGATTGGATGTATCTTTGGGATGAGGTAAAGGAGGCATCTGTTTGTGTTGAGCTTGATTGGTCGAAGTTTGATCGTGAGCGTCCCAGTGCTGACTTATTATTCATGATTGATGTTATAATTTCTTGTTTCGAGCCGAGTAATCGTTATGAGGTGAGGATGCTCGAGGCTTATGGTATCTGCATGAGGAGGGCTCTAGTTGAAAGAGTTTTAATTACCGATGACGGTGGGGTATTTGAGATTGAAGGAATGGTGCCGAGTGGCTCGTTATGGACTGGGTGGCTTGACACCGCGCTTAACATTCTGTATTTAAATGCCGCCCTTCGTCATCTAGATATTGCCCCATCTTCGGCGAGCCCCAAATGTGCGGGAGACGACAACCTTACTCTGTTTTATCGTGACCCTGGGGATGAAGTGTTGCTAAGGCTGAAGGTGGTCCTGAATGAATGGTTTAGGGCTGGCATAAAGGATGAGGATTTCGTAATCACGAGACCCCCATACCATGTGCGCACATATCAGGCAGTTTTCCCTTCTGGCCTCGACTTGTCGAAAGGGACATCGAAGATCATCCATAAAGCCTACTGGCGTGAATTTGAAGATGAGGTGCGAGTTGATATGGAACGTGGCTTATCGCATCGCTGGGAGTATCGTTTTAAAGGGTGCCCGAAATTTCTGTCATGTTATTGGCTTGAAGATGGGAGGCCAATCCGTCCCTCAAGTGAGAACCTCGAGAAGCTACTCTTTCCAGAAGGTGTGCATAGTTCTATTGATGACTACATTGCTAGTGTATTATCGATGGTGGTTGATAATCCATTCAATGATCACAACATTAATCACTTGAAGCACAGGTATTTGATAGCTATGCAAATTAAGCGCCTTTCAGCTGCTGGTGGGAGATGCGGGGACATCATGGACCTAGCGAGGATACGGCCGCGTCATGATGAAGAAGTGCCAGTTCCACAAATTGCAGTGTGGCGTAGGGTGAAGGAATACATTGACTTAGATGAGTATGGTCCAACGAAGCACTACATTGATGAGTTCAATTCTTTTGTGACTGGGGTTACCTCACTCTACGCACGTGCTACGACTGGTGGGCTCGACGCGTATAAAGTCATGGATCTGATCAAGGGCAATTCACCTATCGGTAGGGGACAATGGGGTAATGATGTTATGGCATGGATAAGATTTGTACGTGACCATCCAGCTACGCGGTATTTGAAGGAGACAAGGAGATACAAGGATGAGATGATTCATATAGACCAACAGACACCGTTACGGCCCGAGGTCACAGGAGCTCTCGCGATATTGTCTAATGCCCTGTTTAATTATGTTTATGAGGATTCACGTGAATTTTCTTTGTCCATTGCAAACAGAATTAGGACTAAGCGTAGTGTTAATTGACTCCCTATGTAACCTTATATTTCTGTGTGGCTAGATTTCACGCGCTACTGTAATTCTATGGTGCTACACCCGGTGGACTCAACATCCATTATTAGGGTTGGCCCATTCAAAAAAAAAAAAAAAAAAAAAAAAATTTGACATAAAAAAAAAGT